CAGATATTCCCGGTCGAATCGAGAGGTGTAGATTTTGTAGGATACAAAATGTTTCACACTCACACCCTTTTGCGAAAAAGCATTAAAAAGGGATTGATAAGAAAAAAGGACAACCCGAAATCAGTAAGCAGTTACGGAGGGTGGGCGGTTCATTGCAATAGCGTTAATTTATTTAGAAAAATTTTAAAAATAGAATTACATGACACATTCAAACGAAAGACCAGCAAGAATTGAGCAACTCGGAATGTCTACGTTCGCGTACAACTACGACGTGCAAGAGGTTTCTGTTCAAACAAACGAAAACGAACCGGAACGAATTGAGTATCAATACAAAACCCTTGTATTTGATCACAGTCCGACACGCAACGAAGTGATAAACCGGATTGTTTGCGAACAATACCCAGCTGGCGAAGAATCAGCATTGCAGAGAAAAGGAATACTGAACAAAGCTAATCCTGAATTCATCGCTTACAATGAATTTGTAGAGAGCACAAAAGAAAAAATTAAAAAAGACTTTGAAGAGAATGAAGCGATTCAGTGATTTGAATATCGAAATGCCCGAAGATCGCCGAATATTTGAATGCCCACAGGTCTCCATTACAGAGGTTATCAATTGCGAAATCGAAGTAATGGAGTATCTGCCGGAAGTCAAGACAAGACACGGAGATGGCAGGTATCTCGTGCACTTCAAAAGGGAAGGAAGAAACGCTAAATTCTTCACAAATAGCCGCAACATTAAATCAACTCTTGAAGCTGTGGATAAAACGGATTATCCATTTTTGACAACAATAAAGTGCATAAAAGTTGGAAGTTCAACAATATACAAACTAACTTAATAACTTAAAAATAGATATAAATGGAAACTCTCTTTATCGCATCGCTCTTAGCCCAAGACTACAAGTCGTTCTTCATCAAATTTATTATCGTTTTTGCCATGTGGATAATTGCAAATGGCTGAATTAATTGAAGAAACTTAATTTTTTGAGATAATATGTATCACCCTGATACAAATAGTGCTAACAACGGGGACTGCTTAATCGCAGTTCCAAAAAAATAAAAGTAAACCATGACCCGCGCCGAGAAGCTGGAATACATCGAGCTGCTGAATGAAAAGCACCGGAGAAAAGTCTCTGATTACCCGAACCAGTTCAAGGCGGGTAATTTCGACTTTATCACCGTTCTGGACGGCAAGAAGCACGAGAAGCAGGAGAAAGCCCTGCAAATTCTAACAAACTCGGAGCAGGTCGAATTTCTGTATGGTGGAGCTGCCGGGGGCGCAAAGTCGTGGACAGGCTGTACGTGGTTAACATTCATGTGCCTTTGCTATCCGGAAACAAAGTGGTTCGTTGGCCGTGAATCGTTAAAACGTTTGAGGGAATCAACCCACATAACCTTTTTGAAGGTGTTCAAAGCCTACGGGATAACTCTGGGCGAAGATGTTAAGTACAACGGGCAGGACCACTACTGGGAATTCGCCAACGGCAGCCGTATTGATTCGCTCGATCTTCGCTATTTGCCATCAGATTCACTGTATGAGCGCTACGGTTCTGTCGAATATACGGGCGGATGGATTGAAGAAGGTGGAGAGGTCAATTTCGGGGCGTATGACACGCTTAAAACCCGTATCGGTCGGCACATGAACGACAAGTACGGGCTACTTAGAAAGCTGTTTATCACCTGTAACCCGAAAAAGAACTGGATGTACACGACATTCTACAAGCCGTCGAACACGGGAGCTTTGCCAGGGCACATGATATATTTGCCCTGTTTGGTTCAGGAAAACCCGTTCATCGAAACCGACTATATCGCAGCCCTGGAATCCACTACCGACAAGGTGAAGAAGGAAAGACTGCTAAAGGGTAACTGGGACTACGACGACAACCCGGCTGCAATGTGTGATTACGATGATATTATTGCAATCTTCAAGAACGACCTTTCAAAGCGGGGAGGTAAGAAGTATATCACGGCGGATATTGCACGGTTCGGAAGCGACAAGGCGCGTATTGCGGTGTGGGATGAGTGGACAATTATCGACATGGTGAGCTTTGACATTTCGGCAACAACGAAGATTCAGACGGCCATTAACCATTTCAGGCAAAAGTACCGAATTGAGAAACGCCGGGCCATTGCCGACGAGGATGGTGTTGGTGGTGGAGTGGTTGACAATTGCGGAATCAAAGGCTTTCAGAACGGTTCCCGGCCATTTGACGGGGAGAACTACAGCAACCTGCAATCACAATGTGCCTACAAGCTGGCAGAGAAAATCAACGCTGGCCATGTCGGTATTGATTGCGACCTGTCGGAGGATGACAAAGATGATATAATCAACGAGCTGCAGCAGCTCCAAACACACGATGCCGATTCGGACGGTAAGCTGAAAATCAAGCCGAAGGAGCTGATCAAACAGGACATTGGCCACTCACCGGACTGGCGCGACTTAATGCTTATGAGGTCGTATTTTGAGTATAAAGAGACAGGATTAAGCGACCTGTCAGGACTTTTTTAATAAACAAACACGTATCACAGTAATACATTTCACGAACATGGAAGAACTCGACAGAATCTTTTCTCAGCAGGACCAGGGGCAAATTATCAGCCAGCTCAAATCGAAGCGGAGCGCTGAGCCGGATGTTACAACGTCAAAAAAGCATCTCGACCCGATGCAGCACGATGTTTTCGACCCCACAAAGCGGCCAAACAAGCGCGTAAAGGTGGATCCGGACGATAGAGACGATGCATCAACCGTTGTAACCGACAGTAATGGAGAAAAGCAGGGATACCGGTCTGAGCCCGTTGCACGCATAGCACTTGCGCTGCAACAGCTTATTGTTAAACGTGCAGTTTCATTCATCTTCGGCAACCCGGTAGAGCTCAATGCGCAGGCGGAGAACGATCAGCAGAAGGAAGTTGTGAAGGCTGTTAGCCGGGTGCTGTACGACATAAAGGAGAAGTCGTTTAACCGCAAGGTGGCCCGGAACCTGTTTTCGTGTACCGAGGTGGCCGAAATATGGTACCCGGTTAAGAAGAAAACAACCGCTTACGGGTTTGACAGTGAGTTCAAACTACGCTGCGGAATCTTTTCACCCCTGAACGGTGACAGGTTATACCCCTATTTCGACGAAACAGGCGACATGATCGCTTTTTCCCGTGAGTTCTCCATTATCGGTACCGACAAGGTTACAAAAAACTATTTCGAAACCTACACGGCTGATAAACATTACATGTGGGTTGTAGCCGATGGTTCATTCAAGTTAGTTGAAGGGTTTCCGAAACCAAACGCAGTTGGAAAGATACCCGTTATCTACGGCCATCAGCCAGCTGTGGAGTGGGCAGATGTTCAGGTGCTGATCGACCGGCTGGAAAAGCTGCTTTCGAACTTCGCCGACACGAACGACTACCACGCAAGCCCGAAAATCTTTGTAAAAGGTGAATTGGTAGGCTTTGCAAAAAAGGGTGAAGCGGGCGCGATCCTGCAAGGGGATGAAAATTCATCTGCTGAATACCTATCCTGGGCCAACGCTCCGGAATCCGTGAAACTCGAAATCGAAACCCTGCTCCGGATGATTTACACACTTACGCAGACACCCGACATCAGCTTCGATTCGGTTAAGGGGATTGGTGCTGTATCCGGCATTGCGTTGAAACTCCTGTTTATGGATGCTCACCTGAAGGTGGCAGAGCATCAGGAGGTTTTCGACGAGTACCTCCAACGCCGTATCAACGTGATAAAGGCTTTCGTTGCCAACTTCAACGTGAAGCTCAAAGGCGAAGCGGAAGACATGCAGATTGAACCTGTAATCACCCCGTACATGATTGTTGATGAAGCGGCTGAGCTTAAAATCTGGCAGGATGCCAACGGTGGCAACCCGGTAATCTCGCAAAAAGCATCTTTCGGCAAGGCTGGACTTACTCAGGATACGGAAGCCGACTTCGAGCAGTACCAGAACGAGCAGAATGCACGAAACAGTTTTGTTATCGGCGAACCTACTGAATCGTAATGACATGGCAGAAGTACACGAGTTCGACCCTGTAATTTATCCATATAAAGTTTGGATTGTAATCAGAAATTCACCAGAGGTTTTATGTGACAAATTCAAAGAATACAATGGTGATGAAATTGTTTTTAAAAAAGGAGATGTTGACAGGTCGCAGGCGTTCACAATGCCCGTTCAGTCAAAAAATGAGCCCTTATACTATGGGGTTGTTCTATTCTTTCGCTCCAAAAAAACAATGTCTTACGAAATTGTAGCTCACGAATCTTCACACGCTGCAAAGTATCTTTTTGACCATATAGGCGCAGAAGTAGAACACCACGAACCATTTGAGTATGTGGTTGGGTGGATAGCTGGATGTTGTGAGAAAGTAAAAAAATCAAAAGCACATGGCTAAGCAACAAACCGCACCTAAGCGCGTGCAGGAATTCGCAGAGGTAACCTGCGAAGGGTGCAAGTTCATAAAGCCGTATTCCGACCTGAATGGACACGGGTTTTGCGCCCACAGAGCCGTCAAAATGATTGTGATAATAAAAGATACAAAACCATGTATTTTGAAGGAGCATGGCTGAAAATACACCGAAAAAAACAGGATTTTCGCTTCAGGGGTTCGATGCAAAGCACTACCGGCAAACTGAAGGGTATGTACAGGCAATCGATGCGCTGTACGGTTCTGCCGTGAATGAGTACTCACGGCTGGTTAGCGGAATGTCTATCATTCCCGACAAAGTATTCTCGTTTGATGATTACCCGGCAACAAAGCAGAAGGCACAACAAATCGTTAACCAGCTTGCAAGTAAGATGCAGGCTGTTATCGTTAAGGGGAGCCGTGAGCAGTGGCTATATGCGTGCAAAAAGAATGACGAGTTTCTCAACTCTATTTTAAACACGTCGAAAGTCCCGAAAAAGGTGCTAAGTAAATACCAGGATCGCAATCTCGATGCACTCGACACCTTCCAAAAGCGGAAAATCAACGGGCTCGACCTGTCTCAGCGGATTTGGAACTACTCCGGCCAGATGAAAACGCAGATGGAGCTGGGTATCGACATTGCGCTGGGTGAAGGGAAAAGCGCTCAGGCATTATCAAAGGATCTCAGACAGTACCTCGTGGATCCTGACAAGCTATTTCGCAGGGTTCGGGATAAACACGGGAATCTGGTACTGTCGAAAGCTGCAAAAGCATTCCATCCGGGGCAGGGGAAGTATCGAAGCTCGTACAAAAATGCCATGCGATTAACCCGCTCAGAGATTAACATGGCCTACCGCGAATCTGATCAGCTCCGCTGGCAGCAACTGGACTTCGTTGTTGGGTTTGAGGTTAAGCTATCGAACAATCACACGCTTAATGGCGTGCCCTTCGTCGACATTTGCGACGAGCTCGTTGGTAAGTACCCGAAGAACTTCAAGTTCAAAGGCTGGCACCCGCAATGCCGGTGCGTTGCAACTCCCATCCTTCAAGACCGTGACGAATTCAACGACGACGAGCTTGCAGAGCTCCGGGCCGCGCTGAAAGGTACCGAATACAAGAAGCTGGAAAGCCGCAACAAGGTTACAGATGTGCCGGAAGGCTTTAAGAAGTGGGTTGAGAATAATGCTGAACGTTCGGCTGGATGGAAGTCACAGCCCTATTTTATCAGGGACAACTACCGTGGTGGAACGATTGCTGGAGGGTTGAAGTTTGGAACGCAGCCAATGCCGGCATCCACAAGAACTGCAAAACCAACACCTGCACCAGCTCCACCAGTGGTTAAACAGCAAATCAAGTTTACACCTGTTGACAATCCGGAAGATGTGCGCAAGGAAACGCTGGCCGTAGGTTCTGACTGGTTCTACCGTGGATTCAACAGACTGGAAGTTGACCGCGACCCACTAAACAACGGCTCAACTGACAGGTCGGGTACTATATGGCTGTCACGTGACAGGCTGGATAAAACTGTTTCAGGGATCCGGAAGATAAAGCGCGACGAGGATATTAATTTTGGCGAAGCGGATGCACTGGCAACCTACTGGCACGAGATTACGCACAACCGTAACACGCAGCAGCGCACGTTTATGACACCAACGCAGCGCACGTACATGGAGCTTGCTAATGAGTTTGTGGCGCGTAACACCCTTCCTGAATTCTATACGAAAATGGGAGCTAAAAAAACGCCATTTCCTGAGCTGATGAAAGACCGGCAATCTACAGGCTACAACAGTATGGTAGTTAACTACGATAAGATGATTGAGAAGCTGGGAATCGACAGGAATAAAGTCGTTGAAACGGTACAAGACAACTTGTTTAACAAACCATACACTGATCAGGTCGACGGACTTGTTCAGGCTATCCATATGAACAAGGCGAAGAATTCGGAAGGAAAGCTGCTTACAAAAACCGAGATAAAAAGCCTGATAAAACGCTGTACAACTACTTCTTCAAACTACTTTGAGGATATTTTGCAGAGGGAATTTAAAATAAAAGGGAGCTGATTTCAGCCCCTTTTTTTATTCGTTGAATAAGTCCTCAAACTGTTCTTCGATAGCTCGTTCCAGGGCTGTATCAGCGGTAATTTCGGCCAGTTCGGCGAATGTTATATACCTACCCATTTCGGATACTGTTTCCAGGAATGTTTCTTTGTCCTGACCGTCGAGAATCCGTTCGATTACTTTCTGATCATCGGTGAAGTCGAGAAATGTTTTCTGCTTCAGGTTTGAATAGTCTTTTTTCATGATACTAATTTACGATTGATTTTTGTTTCTTATACTCCGGATCCGTTTCGCGCTGTTTCAGTTTATCCAGCACACGTTCGAACATGTCCCGCTGGTTCATTCCGAGGATGTCGGCGATATGTGTAATCACCGCAAACGTGTCGGCCACTTCATCGCGAAGGTGGTCCAATAGTTCTGGATTGTCGGTTAGCTTGGTTTCCTCACTGAACGATTGATACGCATCTCCATATGCTTCGAAAAGCTCGCTTACTTCTTCGTTGAGCTTCTCCATCCTGCTGAGCAGATCACGGCCAAATTTGCGATCAACGACGGTCAGAAACTTGTATTCTGTGTATGTTTTGTTGTTTGCCATGTTAGTATCTGAATTTCGTAAAATGAATAATCGCCATCGGCTTGCTCAGGTCGTACTTGCGGAACCACTCTTTGAAGTCTTCGAGCGATAGGCCGTCGTTTTTGGCGAGTATATTAATATCTGAAATACCTGTATTTGGCTCAATCATAGGATGAATTAACCTACCACCACTAAAAAATAGCTGTTGCACTCCCACACCCGAATCCTTGTCGAACTCAATTATCCGCAGCTGCTTCGAGTTGTACGGCTTGCCGGACCAGTACCGAACCGAAAGAATCGCTTCGCCTGCATTCACTTCATCGATCCGCTTTTTCCACAGGTGGTAATTGGCCCGAATGGTGTGGATCTTCGGATCCAGGTCGATGTAAATGTCACCCGGAACATCAACGAGCTGATTGCAGCCCTTCAGTATCTTTTCGCGGAAATTCGTCGGTTCTCCCGAACGTGCGTGCGTCTTCGGGAACACCCGGCTCACTGTTAAAACGTATGTTTTCATGATAATTCAGTTGTTTTTGTTCTTGTATTTTCCCAGTGAAACCGGCATCCACAATTTGAGCAAAAGTTGTCGTTAAGCCTAACATACGTATTGTCGCATTCAGGGCAATAGTACCAGTCTGTGTAAACTTCGTCTGTATCGAGAAAGTTTTTTTTAGCATCCATGCCGATTACTATTCCTGATAAATCAATTCCTGTTTTCATACCTCCGGCTCCTTTCTGAATAGCTTGTAAATACTGACAATAAGAACAACAAAAACCAAAATCCAGCTGAAAACCGCTGCAACCCACGCAGGATCGTTTGTTTTGAACTTTTTGATGTTGTGGTAAGCTATCGCAAAGGCTACTGCAAAACCGGCGTAATAAATTGCTGCGTAAATTAAAAACTCTTTCATACTGCTTCCTTCCTTTCCATTTTGTATTTAAAATCCCTGTACCATCCATCCAGCGTTTCGCCTTCCCGAAGCACCGCACAAAGTGCCATCCCTGTACCTATAAAATCCGGTTGTGGCATGCTGTCGGTTAATCGCTTGTAGCGACGAAGAACGTACACGTGGCCGTGGATCTGTTTAGTTGTATATTCCGCTTCGCTGGATGTTTCCTGCCGCTGTTTCCTTCCGTTCCTGAGCTTTAACCCTTCCGGGCAAACCTGTTTTATTGCGATGTAAACGTTGTTTGCGCTGTAACCAACCATGCTTGCTATTTCGGCAAATGTTTTGCCGGAGTTGTAAAGTGCCAGCCACTCTAAGTTGCGGGCTGTGTTTTTTGACTTGCTCATACTGTTGTTCTTAATTGACTACTTAATTCAATCCAATCCTTAGAATAGCATCCGGAGTGACAATAAACCCGTGCGCCTTCTCCGAAATTATACCTGTGATTATTCAGATACTCCTCCGCTGCCTCACGGGAAAACCACACACCGGTTATCATGCCTGCAATGTTGTGCAAGCCCTGATTTCCTTTGCTGAAATTCTGCTTCGGATCAATAATTATCCAAAATGGATATGCCGTGCCTTCGTTTTTTACACTGATTTTCATACTATGCAAATAATGTCTGTTGATACCCTTTTTTAAACATATCCTTTCGTTGTCTTGCCATCGAAAGCCGAACCGCCCGGATTGCGTTTTCACGTCCTAAAAGCGATTCTTCGTAGTCTGCCAGCTCCTGTTCGGTGGTGGCGATATAATACCCGTCTGAGGTGGCGATAACGCCCTGAACCAGCCCGTTAATCCGGATGTGGTTTATTATCTTGCGCACACTTGCATCCGAAATGCGATACCCGGCACTTTTCATTGCCGTAACGATCTGCCCGTTGGTGATCGCGTTGTCCTTCCCTACCTTCGTTATCAATCCCCTGATGAATACCGGAACCAGGGTTTTTTCCTCGTATTCCGATAGCGGGGCTGTTTGTTCCTCAAAGTTCTTGATCATGGTGCGCTGGTTAAGTGTTGATGTACCAGGGCTGCTATGCTACCCATCAGCAGAAGCAGGAGCAAATCGAAAACTAAATGCCATGCCGGGGGCACCTTCTTGATTTGGTTGGACTTCACCGACATTATCCGTCCGGTTTCGATGTTTCTCACGACGTTACGGCCTACATAGCGGTAACGGTTCTTGCGATCGCAAGTCAGGCGCACTTCTTCGCCCACGTTGAAAGATTGTTTTGACATATTGATTAAATTAAATTGTTAGTCGTATTACAGTGATACAAAATTACACATATACAGCATATAACTATTATTCTAACTGTTAAATGTTACGTTTGAGCCTGTTAATTAAGCATAAAATCAGCCCATTACACGGAGGATTTTAACAGGTGGTTTTCGGTTTGCATATTTCCGGTGGAGCTCACCCCTGCGGATGATGCACTTTGCGTTGGTGTACGGGTTTCCGGGTTCCAGCCCATGCCGGTAGAGTACCTGCGTACTGGCTCCGATTTGAGCGCTGGTTAAAACCGTGTAGATGGCTACAATGGACCCGAAGTAATAGTGCTGCCCAGTTTCGAGCATCTCAACATGGATAAGTTTATCGTTTCTCTTCATTATCGTGATGTCTTAAATTGTACATGAATCTGAATGCTGCGGCTGCCATCAATATGAACGTGCCGATTAAAATGTATTGTAACATGGTGGTTTGTTTTTGAGGGTTATTGATAATTTTCTGATGCGTTAAGTTTTTCTGGAACCTCCAAATCGTTCCTGAAAGCTATTATCGAAAGCTTTTCAGATAGGTGGTCGATTTCCGCTATTTGCTTTTTCCGCTTCCTGATGTTTCGCTCCAGTTCTTCGGTGCTTAGCTTCTGCTTTCCAGCTGACAACTGTATTTCGTTGTTCCTGATCTTTGCCCGGAATACTTTCTTTCGTGAACTCAAACCCTGCATCAACAGGATGAATTCTTCTTCGGTAAATTCTGCTTTTATCATTTCTCCTTGTTTTTTAAGTGATATATTAACATTGAAAATTCTTCTGGTGTATATGTGTGCGATATTTCGCTATTGAAATGTACTTCATATCCTTCAACCTCGGCCCTTACAAGCAGGTCCAGAATTATTTTGAAGCCTGTTACAAAACCCTGTGGTGATAGGTTGAAGTGCATTTCAGCCCCATTTAAAACTATATCACCACCCGTTAAAGTCATTTTTTCCTCAATTTCAAACCCTCCAACTATTTTCATAAATTTATTTTGAGGGTTATTTGTATTCAAGGGGTCGCCAGTGGGTGAAACCGTACACATCAATCAGATTTAAGAACTCTATTTGACTGTCTACTTTTTTACAAGAGACATAATTGCCTATTTTGAAGTTTACGTATCCTTTGTAGTTTTCATCCGGAATGTCTTCTGTTACTGGTATCCACCTTTGCGCAAACTCAACACCCCTTGCAAAACCTTCGTGAAATACTGATGCTGCATTTACAACATACGAAGGAGATTCGTTCAATGCATCATATGATGCTTGTTCTATCGTTTTCATAACCTTTTCTTTCGCTGATCGACCAGAACGGGGAGGCAAACAACCACGAACGCCTCCCCTGGTTCTAAAATTTAAATTCAGCTACGGTTTCGCACCGCCCGATCGTCCTTGCGACCGTAATTGTGGGGTTAATTATTGTTTTTTAGTTGATTTCTTTTCCCGGCCCTTCTTCGAGTGTGTAACCATGTTTTTCCAGCCCTTGATTTCAGCAACCCGCTGGTTGAATTTTAGCCATAAATTTTCGTCGAGAAATTCAGCATGCAAAGTGCCTTTCTTAAATCCTTTTAAGCGAAAGAAAGTCCATTCAAACCATTCTCCCCACTCAGGTTTATTTTCGTTACAGTAGCCACGAAACGAATCCTCATAATTAGAACTGTAAGGTGTAGCTGTTAAATTACATAGTGCCTTAACAATGTCATTCAGGTATTCGTCATACCTGTAATTCAGCTTAACGTACTGATCCGGCCAGCGTGTGTCATAACTGCACATGTGTGGCAATATGAATCTTTTGTTAATTGTGAAATCGGTGTTTGTTCGCCATCCTTCACCAGCTGATGAATTCTCGTAGCTCAACCCGCAAATTTTCTCGAAGGCTTCAACCAGCACCCTGTCCATCCGCTGCCCGTGGGTGCCAACGATCATTTGAACCATCAGATACACATTCCGGACGGTAAACGGCACGTGCTCCTGCTGTTCGATGAACTTGTTAACGTCGGCCATAACTCCGGTAGTGACGTACTTATCCATTTTCATCATGCCGAATAACCGTCGCCATGCTGCCTTCTGCAATTCCTTCTTGAAGGTCTGCCGTTCGATTTCTTTGTACTCGTTTTCCCTGCCTGCCATCCGAGCTCCGAACGAGATCCGGAAGCCTTCAACAACTCCTTTGATTGTGGTGTTAATCCGCTTGTTTGCGGCATCCACTTCGTCGAACAGGCTCACGGCTTCCACGTAGCGTGAAACAATGTCCTGAACAAAATCGTAGCGGACAATTCCGGACTGGTTAACTGCATCCTGCTCGTAGTCGTACAGGTCAAAATACCCGTCGAATTCGTTCTCGGCCGTGCCGGGTTTGTGGAGCCACAAACAGCCAATTTCAACGCCCGTTTTGCGCTCCGCCTGCGTGAAGCAGTCGCCGAAATTCTCCGAACGTCCGTATCCCTGAACAAGCTTGCCGATGTCGGTCCGCTGCCTGCTATACCGGTTCTCCAGCATCGTGTTGTT